GCACCCGGTCATACTGACGGAGTGACAAATAATTGCTCAGCTTTGACAAACCAGACACCAATACTCCTTGGTCCTATAGAAGGGTTGTGAATAGTGTACAGCCCGGGACTTTATTCTCCGGTAACACTGTATCACGATCCCTCAAGGGAGGTAAGGTTGGTGCGACGACGCCGAATTATCGGAAAGCCGTCAAATCTGGGTCCTTGTTGCCGTTGAACTATTATTCTCGGTGGGATTACCATAAGGAAAGCCCATTGCAGAATATATACATCAGCAATACGGAAGGCTGCGCAGCGGGGAAGTTTAATACCTTAATTGGGACTATACCTTTCCCGTCATCACTGGACATTCGTTCAGTGTATGGCTATCCCCCCAACATTAGTTGGGATGGGGTTGATGTTAACGCGCTTCTTGTGTCTGCAATGGCAGATGCAACACCAAATATGGATGCTCTTGTCACGGCCATCGAGGCCAGGCAAACATTCAAGATGGTAAAGAATGCGCGCAATGACGCGAAGTCTCTAATCCGTGAGGCTCTCAGAGGCGGACACCATACCGCTGTCGCTGCTTCCAAGGCTTGGTTAGCTTGGAGGTACGGCTGGGACCAACTCGGTAAAGATGTTGTCAACATCTTAGAGTTCGTCAAGGAACCTCTCAGTAACATTGTTGTGACTGGTCAAGCGGGAACTTCCCGCAATACCTCTACCACAACGGCGCCATATATCGCTTACCAGGATACATGGCACAAGGAATGGCTTTCTGGCGAAATCCGCCAGGATATTTCATTCCGCGCTAGGGTTGTAGCAAAATATCGCTATCAGACCTTAAACGCTGTTGCTGATGTCCCGATCGCCATATGGGAAGAAATTCCCTTCTCGTTCGTCGCCGACTGGTTTGTAAATGTCGGTGACGTACTTGCAGCATGGCGTCTTCGTCGCTTATGTTCAACAATCATTGCTTCGACTGGTGTGAATTACACCATAGAGCGCACTGATAATTACTGGCAAGCGCCAGGAACAGCGCCTAATAGCGTCGCGACGGGAGCGAGCACGCGGACTCAATACCTTACCGGTAAAGCCCGTGCGCCTTCGTATATACCATCCTTAGTTCCGTCCATATCCGTGAACCTGACTAGCAAGCGGCTGCTTGATGCGGCTGCCCTTCTCACGACACGTATCTTCTAACTTCTCATTGGAGAGAAATCATGGCTAGTTTCGCCACTGTTCTGACCGAGTTCTCTGATAAAGAGAATGCTCGTACCTATATGGTAGCGGGTCATACGGTCCAAGCTCCGCGTCTGGTTATCCAGAAACGGAAAGTACCAGCCACGGGTGCCGCGAATGCGGAATCCCACCTGATGGTTGTCTACGGTACCTCCGATGCTGAGGGTATTCCCTTGGCTTCGAAGGTTGTGTTTGATGTGGGTGTTCGCTTCCCTGCGAACGGGACTGCCTCTGATACTACTGCAGCGCTCGCCGTTTTGCGAGATCTCGTTGCCAGTGACCAGTTCACCACCTTGGTGAATTCCCAGGCTTATGTCAAGTAGCGCAGCGACAGGCATACTCTGCCTGTTACTTATAGCTCCTGCTGAGCAATCTCAGCAGGGGTTGCTGGCTGACATTCAGGATATAGAGATATTCCCTTGTCCTGAGTCCCTCAATCTTAAGGAGGAAGACCACGATGGCCCCTCACGAGAACCGATCGCAATCCCTGCGACTAGACCCATTCCGGGCGACTCTCGACCTCATCAAAACACTAGCCCATACCTGCTCGCCTTCGACTCTAACTAGAGTTGTCGGTTATGTACGCCAGCGGAACATTGCTGCGCTTGCTGAGCTTGGTCAGGTTTCGGACATCGAGTATCATGATGCCGAAATGTGGTCCACACTGGCTCTCCGCCAGGTTGGCGCTCTCTTCAAAAAGAACGACGCCTTCGCGGACCTCGAAAGATGTACCTCAGCCGCTCGAAGAACATTCGAGCGTGGAGAACGCATCTGTCGAATCACCAACAAAAGACTTGATTACATCTTCTTCCATCCAGATCGAGTTGATCCGGACTTACGAAGGTATCTAGTCAGAATGCAACAGGACGTTGCTTATCTGCTTGGTGATACAAAGGACTGGACGGACACTTTGTCGTCCAGGATCCGCCTGACTAGTGGTGCTACCGAGGACCGTTCGCGTCGCCGTTCTCTGCCATTCCTGAAAATTTCGGGGAGAATCAGAGGACCGCGCACGATTATTCCTTACTTGGGTGACTACCTCCTTCAAATGGGGGTTAGTTTAGCTTCCCTGCGTTTCAACGAAGTGTCACGCAACGTGATCACTCTCGTTCCGAAGTCCTGGAAGACCTTTCGCACTATTGCGAAAGAGCCGACACATTCTCTCCCTTTTCAACTGTCTTTGGATTCGTTCCTTAAACAGCGGTTGAGGAGGTGGGGGATCGACTTATCTTCTCAGGAGAAGAACCAGGCCATGGCCAAAGAGGGATCCGAAAATGGGTCTCTCGCGACTATCGACCTGGAGATGGCATCCGATACCCTCAGCTTGAATGCTGTGGCTCTTCTGCTGCCATCCGACTGGTTCAGAATTTTCTCTGATTTCCGGTCGTCTTTCTTCAGTGCTCCTTGGGGCGAAGGTGAATATGCCAAATTCTCTTCCATGGGAAATGGCTATACCTTTACCCTCGAAACACTGATCTTCACTGCAGCTTGTCGTGCCGTCGGTTCTCGCCGGTACGCCGTTTACGGTGACGATATTGTCATCGAATCTGAACGTGCGAGTTCTCTCGTAAAGCTGCTTAAGCTTCTTGGTTTCAGAACGAATGACGCAAAGTCATTCATAAATCCGTTATCTCGCTTTCGCGAGTCATGCGGATGTGACTACTATAAAGGTGTTCTTGTAACTCCTTTCTATCTACGCGAATTGCCTCGATTAGAGGATCGCGCCAGCATGTCACATGTTCTGAACGGTCTCGTTTCCTGCTGGCCAGTACCATGTCCATTATGGGACTTCGTTGCTGACCACGTTCGGAAGCTTGACCTCCGCCTCGTTCCATGGAATGAGGACTCCAGATCTGGTATCTTTACAACACCAGGTTTCTGCTGGAGAAACAAGAAGTTGAAGGTTTATCGTTCACACCGTTCCGACGGGGTTGTGAGTCCCTTGACGGGATTCCCTGTTTACAACGGATATGGGACGACGCAGGATGTGCGTAAAACGCACGGCTGGCGCTCTTACCTCCTCTGGCATATAAATAAACGCTATGGGGATGTGGGAGTTCTACCCAGTGTGACGGGACACTCATCGGAAAACCTTCTCCGAACAACGAGTGCCTTTAACGCTGCTAACCGAGCCACCGCGACGGTGACCTCGGAAGTGAGTAACGGAACGCGATACATACACAAATTGTGTCGCTACGATCCGCGTCCATATGCAACTCCCTCTTACCTCTTCCTTTGGGATGAGGTGGTGGGTGTGGTGCGCCCGCGGTAATACCGCTGAAGCACCTTTGTGCGCCCTG